AACGTGGATTACCTGAATCTTTCCACCTTTTTTTGTGTGATTTCATTTAACAATTTTGTTAAATATAATAAAAATAAATTATTTACTACTTTTTTGAGCTTGTGCCATAGTAAAAAGCAAAGATATTGCCAATAACAACACCCTCTACCATACCCATTAAATGAACAAACAATTCATTGTGTAAAACATCTGGTATATATACAACCGCGTAAACTACAAACATAAAACAAGACAAACCAACAACACCTGTTACATTCATCATCCAGTCATTACCACCAGCTTTAGTAATTTCAATCTCTCTTTTTCTTGCTGAATCTCTATCTGCTACTTCTAATTTGTATAGTTCTATAACTCTATTATGTAATTCTGCTTTTTCTTCTGGTGTTAAATCTGGGTCTTTAGAAATAATATTCTTTAATATACCCATAGTACCGTTCGAAGGCAACACATCGCCAATAATCTCTAATATTTTAGGTGCTTTCTCTTTTAATAATAAACCTATTTTGGTATCTTTTAGCTTCTTCATCCAGAACAGCTTTCGCAAGTTTCATCATCAATATTACAAGTGCGTTCTGGCACAGGTAAGTTTTCCATTTTCTTAATTAAGTCCTCTAAGTTAGTTTGATTTTTTTCCATTTATTTTATCCTTTGCTTTTTTTGATTTTGGTTTGAAAGATTTTGGTTGTAACTCAAGGTACTCAATTTCTGCTGAGAAACAAGGGCACATTTTCATAAATTCGTGTTCCTCTACTCCATCGCCATCTCTGTCAGGAGAATAATCTCTATGTCCGTGAATGCTTGCTTGTGGATAAATGTTTTTTAATACTTTTAGTATTTTAATTAGTGATGCTTTTTGTGCTTCTGTTCTTGTATCTTTTGCTTTACCATTAGAATCTAAGCCACCAACATAAGAAATACCAATACTATCGCTATTTCCGTTCTTAACGTGTGCGCCTGCTCTTGATACTGGTCGTCCAGAATTTATTTTCCCCTCTGTACCTATGATATAATGGTAACCTATATCTGAAAAACCTCTGTTTAAATGCCACCTTTTAATAGTAGCTGGACTTACATTGTTACCTTCTTTGGTAGCTGTACAATGTATTACAATCTTATTTACTTTTCTCATTTTTTCTATTTACTTTTTTTTTAGCACTATTTATTAAACGTGCTTCCATCTTAACAACCTTAACTCTTAGTTGAATATTTTCTTCAATAAGTAATTCTATTTTAGTTTCAAGTTGTGTTATTTTATTAGTAAGAATTTCAATCTGTTTAGTATATAAACTTTCTTCGCGTTCGTCTTTCTTAGCACCTATATCCATTTTCTTTTGAATAATTGCCCAAACTTCCTTCACTCCAAATGCTGATATAATACCAGCTAATGCTAATAATAAATTATGGTCATCCATTCTTACACTTTTTAAATTGTTCATTCTTCTGGCATTGGCTCACTCCAAGCAGAGGTAGCTAATAATTCAAGTGCTTCCGATTGGTTCATAATATCTCCAACAGGCACAATTGAACCATCTGAAATAAAACTTGGTGTAACACTATAGCTTAATAAACCTTGAGTGTTTGCTAAGTTTCTACGCATACTTTGTGCAGAAGATTGTGAAACTTGCGACCATAGCACGCTATCCGTTGAACTTAAACTAATTACTATATAACTTTTATTATTCATTTTTATTTATTTTAAAATTTTAACTTGGTGTATCTGTTACCCTGTCTAAAACATCCATATTTACACTAAGAGAGTTACTACTACTGTAAGGTGCATCTCCAATAACTTCATCTCCACCCATTCCAGAGCTTAAACCATTTGCATAACTACCAACACCATCTACTATATCATCTTCAGTCATATTGACCGACTCTCCATTATTTGTTCCCTTTTCATCTAAAACAGTCCAGTTAGTATTAAAAGAACTATTACTTCCTAACTGCCACCAGCTTACTAAGTTTGAATAGGCACTATGGTTATTTAGGTTAGATGGTACTCCTTCACTATAAATTTCTGTTACTTGTGCAGAGGTTAGAGCAGCGTTCCAGATTGAAACATTAGACATTTGACCATTTAAATAAACGTTATTGTAAGCTATCCTAAAATCATTACCACCAGAGTTAATGTCTCCAGCTCTTACAGAACTATCAACTTGAGAACCATCTAAAAAAGTTGTAATAGTACCTGAATTTCTTACAAGTGCAATATGATGCCATCCAGTCCCCTCTATATTAGTTCCTAAATCAGCAATTTGGGTATCACTTTGTGAGTTCTGTAAAAATATAATTTGTCCACTATATCTAAATTTTAATCTATAATGTGAGGAGTTTGCTCCAGTATAAAGTATTCCAGCATTGTTAGCGTGTGTTTCATAATTTAACCAAAAACTCCAAGTGAAATCAGCAGTTCCAAAATCAAAATCTGTACTATTAGGCACATTTATATAATCACTACTTGCAGCATCAAAATCTAAAGCATAAGGAGAGTAACCACTTGTAAAACTTAAATCACTTTGAACTAAATTGGCTTGTGTCATTCCTGAGCTTGTGCCATCGTTTGAGTTTGTACTATCATCAGGTATAGTCCAGTTAGAACCATCATAAGTAGCAGAAGCATCTAATTTCCACCAACCTTGTAAAGAAGTAAAACCACTCATTGAAGTAAGAGGAGAACCATTATTGTAAAGAGTTTCTACTGAGTTAGAACCTGTAGCTGGTAGTGCTGTGTTGAATGTTTGTACGTTTGATATTTTGCCATCCCATTCAAAACCTGATAAAGTGGAATTTTTACCTATTGTTGTGTCATTACTTGTGTAAGTTATAGTTCCAGTTTTACTTGCGCTTGCTTCTTCATTACCATTCAAATATAACTTCATAGTAGAGCCATCCCAAGTTGCACAAACGTGAAACCATTGATTTAAATAATTACTTGTAAAATTAGATATTGCTATAGTTGACCAACTACCACTATTTAACCCAAACACTAAAGAACCACTATATGTAAAAATACCATAATCTACACTTGCACCTCTACCAATTATTGAAGCGTTTGTAGCATCTGTTTTATATGCCCAAGCTGAAATGCTTAAAGATGTTGTAGAGGGTTGTAAATTACCTAAATCTATGTAATCATTTGCTGCATCAAAATCAAAAACATAATCTTTCAGAGAACTATTAGGCACTAAATAATTAGCTCCATTAAAAGCATCTTGGTCTCCTAAAGGATAGTAAGCAACAGGGTTTAATGTCATTGGATTACCTATACCAGTAGAGCTTGAACCATAAAGAGTTGTTACTTGGCTTGAAGAAAGAGCGTAGCCGAAAACAGATACTCCGTCTATTTGGCCGTTAAATTTTCTATCATTTACTACACTCCACCCACCAATACTAAAACCATTGTTAGTTGAATAATTAGAAGAAGGCAAACTTGGATTAGCTTCTAAACTTCCATCAATATAAACTTTTAAAGAAACTTGGTCGTAAGTTACTACTAAATGATGCCAATTACCGTCATTAGTTGCAGGAACTGTTATTGGTGAAACATCATTTCCTCTACCAAATATTGCAGCTCGAGTTGTTGAGTTTTGTCTATTAATACAATATGCAAATTGTGTATTTGTACCGCCTAAAGTTGAATCTGGATTACCTAAAGAAAATGGAATCATAGGTGTTGAAGTTGTTGTTTTGTACCATAAAGAAAAACTTCTTGGTTCATTTCCAGATATTAAAGCACCTGTTCCTGTTATTTTATCACTACTCGCAGAATCAAAGTCCATAGAATAGTTACTTTGTTTTGCTTTATTCTCATTGTTAGGCAAACGCCATTGTCTATTTGTAAACTGTGTACTCATATTAATCTCCCATTCTATTCCAGTACTTTAGGTTGCTACCTGATACTGTAGTTAAGTCTTTAGTTAAATTAGTTCCTGTTCCGTTGTATATCTCCGATACTTGTGTAGATGTTAGAGCTGTATCCCAAATTGCGACTTCGTCTATTAATCCTGTATAGTAATAAGCTGAAGTTCTACCTAAATTTAACGATGAACCAGTAATATTTAAAGTTCCTGTTAAAGCAAAAGTTTTTTCTAAATTACCATTTATATAAAGTTTAGCTGTTCCATAAGTTCCAATAGAGTTATCAAATATTACAATTGCATTATACCAATCTGTTGAATTTGTAGCAAATAAGCCTGTTGAATAATCTTCTTGGTAAAAACCGAATTTCAAATTACTTCCACCGATTGCAAAGTTTAAATAAAATTGTTGTCTTTGTGCAGCAGTTCCAAATGAAACAATAGCTCCATAGTTTCCATTACTTGAATCCCTTTTAAACCAACAAGAAACAGAAAAGTTTGAATTACCTTGTGGTAAATTTACAACATTAGCATCTATATAATCATTACCATCAAAGCTCATACTATACACATTTGAAATGCCACTCGCAGTCACACTCAAATCAAATGTTGAAGAGTTAGGACATCCAGCACCACTTGTTTCGTAGAATATTTTATAAGATTGAATAGTAGAATTAGCTAAATCAATTTCACCAGTAGATGAGTTAATACTTAATCCACTTGGATAAGCACTATAAACACCACCTGAAGTAGTTGGAGTAGTTGTTAAACTTGCTGTTCCTGTTTGTGGTAAGCTATTTGAACTATAAGCAAAAGTAGCACCATCTAAAGCATTTACTGTAATAGTATTATTTACTGTATTTGGACAGCTACCATTAGTAGTATATACAATTGTATAAGTTGCAACCGTTGAACTGTTTAAAGTTATAACACCTGTTGAACTATCAATACTTAGGTTACCAGTAGATTCGCTAAACGTACCACTTTGACCTGTTATTGTAGGTGCTGGAGTTGTTAAAGAATATGTTCCGTGATATATTGTAACACCATCATTTGGCATATAATAAGTCGTTCCGCTCAATGTGTGAGAGTGTGCTGTACCATCTGAGCTTTCGGCCTGTGCTGCTGACTCAGTAGAATATAAAGGATAATAACCATCTACAGCTAAAGCACCTGTTGGCATTTGACAATAAGCACTTGCTGAATAAGTTACTGTTGCACTATCTAAAGGTAATTCTGTTACTGTAGAAGCAGAAGAAGTAGCACTACAACCATTGCTATCAGTACCAGTTACTGTATAACTACCAGCAGTTACATTTATAGCTTGTGTAGTTGCTCCAGTACTCCATAAGTATGAAGATAAACCAGCAGTTGCAGTTAATGTTGTTGTACTACCATAACAATAAGTTAAAGTTCCTGATATTTCAACAGTTGGTAAAGCATTTACAGTAATTGTAGTTGCACCAGTGTTAGTACAACCATTTGAATCTGTACCTGTTGCAGTAAATGTAGTTGTAGCTGTTGGTGATACTGTTCTTGGATTATCTGTATTACCATCGTTCCAAACATAAGAAGAAGCACCAGAAGCAGTTAGTATTGTGCTTTCTCCATCACAAATAGTACCAGCAGAAACACTTACAATAACAGTTGGTAATGCATTAATAGTTAAGTTAAATGTAGCAGTTGCAGCATCTGTATCTGTATATGTAATTAAATAACTTCCTACAGTAGAAGCATCAATATCAACTTCACCAGTTGTTGTGCTAATAAATACTAATCCAGTAGTAGAACTAAATGTACCAGCACCAGCATTATTTTGTATAGTTGGTGTAGGGTCGCTTGCATCAGCACAAAAAGCACTTGCAGAATAAGTTATTGAAACAACAGGTTGCCCACCAGCAATATTAGTATCACCACTTGGTGAACTATCATAAACAGCACCAAAGTTATTGGTAGAATTAGCTTTTGCTTTTCCCCAATCGTTGCTGTTGTTAACACCACCTTGTCCCCATTCTATGTTATTATCTGGCATAATATATTTTTAAAGTACCCAACCTCCAAAATCTGCAACATCATCTGGATACATATCTTCTTGAGAATTACTATAATACTCAGGTATTAATCCAGCTGCGTTATTTTGCATATAATCTATAAATCTGTTTGTGTAAAACTGTGCTGTTGTTCTACTTCTTTCTACTAAGCTATCTACGTGTTCTTTTGTTAGTGCTGTGCTATTTTCAGGATTCTTAGTATATATACCACCGTTTGAAATATTAACTCCAGCGTAAGGTAAGTATTCAACTAAACTCCAATGTAGAAGCATTGGCTTTATATAATCTGACAATAAAGCTAAGTAAGGATTTGCTAAAGTACCAGCAACTATTTCATTTTGTATTTTAACATATAA